AAATAATCCAAGAAGCGCATGAGCGATGTCAGTTGGAAGTTCGCGAAGGCTATGATTTAAAATCAGCCAAGCGTTCTTTAGATTTGATGTTTGCAGAATGGGCTAATCGTGGATTGAATCTATGGACTATTGAGTATGCTACACAGACTTTAACAGCTGGTACAAATTTTTATTCAATTGATCAAAAGGTGGTAGATATAGTAGATGCAGTGGTAACAACTACTGCTGGTGCTACATCTAATCTAGAAGGAAATAGCGATACAACAGATGTTTCTATGAGTAGGATCTCTAGAACTGAATATTTAAATTTAAGCAAGAAAGAGAATTCATCTAGTGGTGATGCTAGACCAACACAATTTACTTTAATACCAGGACAAGTGACTGTTGGAGGATCTTCTTCAACTGGAAGGCCTGAAAATGATATGACATTATTCTTATATCCAAGTCCGGATAAGGCTTACATATTTAAATATTTTTATATTGGAAGAATACAGGATGCCGGTGATTATACCAACAATGCCGATGTTCCGTTTTATTTTCTTCCATGTTTGACTGCAGGTTTAGCTTATTATATAAGCTTAAAGAAAGCACCAATGTTAAGTGCAAACTTAAAAGCGGTGTATGATGAAGAATTTGAACGTGCTGCGGATAATGACCGAGAACGAACTTCGTTCAGGGTTGAACCAGCACAAGCTTACACACCATAGGAGGTAATATGGTTAAATGTGAAAAATGCGGTTGTGATTGTGATTGTAAAGACAATTGTCAATGCACAAACTGCGAGTGCAAAAAGGAGGAAAAATGAGTAATCCAAATTGGAACAAAGATACTAATGCCGGAAGAAGTTCTAAAGGTGCAGTAAAAGGAAATTGGAGTGATAGAGGAACTAATTCTGTCCCCGAAGCTAAGGCTAAGCCAAAAGCAAAAAGTGTTTCTTTAGCTAGAGGAACTGTTTCTGGAACTGTACAAGGAATGGGTGCGGCCACCAAAGGTGGTAAGTATCATTGGGCTGGATCTAAAGATTCTAAATGGTAGGATAAATGGCTTACGCTAAAGGAAAATATTCTAAATTTATTTCTGATCGTAGCGGAATGGCATTTCCTTATAAGGAAATGGTTGTCGAATGGAATGGGTCACGTGTTCATAAAAGTGAATATGAGCCAAAAACATCCCAAGATAACCCTAAGAAACATTCTTCTGATGCAGAGGCGTTACAATTTCCAAGATCGGCTAGAGTAGAAAATGCTGTCGCTAGATTATTGCCTTTAAATCCTTTTAGATTTACAGCTAGTAGCACAACAATATCAGTATTTGAACCTGATCATGGAAGATCTAGCAGTGATACAGTTAGATTTAGGGATGTTACTGGATCTTTATTTGGAGCTTCTGTGACTGAGTTGGAAGATGAGGATGGATATAGTATAACAAAAACAGATGATGATTTTTACACTTTTACGGTGTCAACAGCACCATCTATAACAGGAAATGGCGGAGGAGGATATTCCTCTTCTGGTCCAGCAACATTGAGTAATTAATGACAACATACGCAGAATTAACAACACAGATTATAAATTATACTGAAACAAGTACAGATGTATTATCTTCAACTATTACAGATGATTTTATTGAGCATACTGAAAACAGGATATTAAGGGATGTTGATATTGACGCGTTTAGATCATATCAATATGCGACTGTAACAGCGGACAGTCCTTTTGTATCTTTACCTGGTGGAGCATCACCGGATCCAACTTCACTTGCTACAATAAGAACAGTGCATATTTGGCCTGCTTCAGGTACAGCAACAAGGACATTCTTGGAGCAAAAAGATGTTTCTTACATGAATGAATATTGGCCTAATAGAACATCTACTAGTACTCCAAAATACTGGGCATGGTGGGATCATAATACAATTTACCTTGCGCCAACACCGGATTCAGCTTATAACATAGAAGTAGGTATTACCAGACTATCAACAAGACTTTCCAGTAGTAATACAACTACATGGTTGGGCAACAACGCTCCATCGGCATTATTATATGGATGTCTTGCAGAAGCCTTCAAATTCTTGAAGGGACCAGCTGAAATGCTGCAATTATATGAACAATCATATCAACGTGCTATTCAAGGATTGGCTATTGAACAATCTGGAAAGCATCGAAGAGATGAATATATGCAAGGAGAATTAAGGATTCCTTTGCAACAAGAACAGAAATCCACAGGAGGATAAAACATGGCAATAACCCAAGCTGTTTGTACCAGTTTTAAACAGGAAATTCTTGTCGAAGGACATGATTTTACAGCTACAACTGGTGACACTTTCAAAATTGCATTGTATACAAGTTCAGCTACTTTAAGTGCTTCTACATCCGCTTATTCCAGTTCAAATGAAGTTTCTGCTTCAGGAACTTATACTGCTGGTGGTGGATCACTTACGGCGGTAACACCAACTACTTCAGGAACAACTGCTCTTTGTGATTTTGCCGATGCTTCATTTACATCAGCAACTATTACAGCGAGAGGAGCATTAATTTATAACAGTAGCAATTCTAATAAAGCAGTATGCGTATTGGACTTTGGTGGCGACAAGACGTCAACAAGCGGAACATTTACAATTCAATTCCCAGCAGCAGATGCAAGTAATGCTATTTTGCGGTTGGCATAGGAGAATAATATATGGCTCTCGTAGTAGACGATAGAGTAAAGGAAACATCGACAACAACTGGAACTGGTACGCTTAATTTAAGTGGCGCTGTTTCAGGATTTCAGACTTTTGTTGCGGGTGTTGGTGATGGCAATACAACGTATTACGCCATTGTCAATCGTGATGAATCGGAATGGGAAACTGGTGTTGGAACCATAACTGATGCTTCTACGGATACATTAGCAAGAACAACAGTTATTGCAAGTTCAAATAGTGATAGTGCAGTTGATTTTAGTGCTGGAACAAAAGATGTATTCACAACTTTGCCAGCAAGTAAGGCTGTTTATGAAGACGCTAGTGCAGATGTTACATTACCAGATGATCTTATTTTAGGATCTGATTCATCTGTCTTAAAATTTGGTGCGGATAGTGATACAACTTTAACACACACTGATGGTACAGGTTTAACATTAAATAGCACTAATAAATTAACTTTTGGAGACTCTGCAACATTTGTTCATCAATCATCTGATGGTGTGATGACAATAGACGGTGAGGCAACTATTGACTTAAATGCTTCAACGGCTGTCTTAGTAAGTAATGATTTAAAATTAAACAGTGATAGTGCTGTTTTAGGTTTTGGTGCGGATAATGACACCACTTTAACACATACAGATGGAACTGGCTTAACTTTAAACAGTACTAATAAATTACTGTTTAGAGATACTGGCTTATATGTTTATTCGTCTACAGATGGTCAATTAGATTTAGTAGCTGATACAGAAATACAAATAGCGGCAACGACAATAGACATTAACGGTGCTGTTGCATTAGATGGTGCTATTACTGGCGCTACTAATATTACTTTATCAGGTGAATTAGATGCGGCAACATTAGATATATCTGGCAATGCGGATATTGACGGAACAGCAAATTTAGATAATACAGACATTGATGGGACACTTGCTGTTGATGGCACGACTATTTCACTGGATGCAACAACATCCTTTAACATTGATAACTCTAATACATCCAATGGTATTACTATAGGAACTGCAACATCTGGTGTGCCAATTTCAATTGGACACACAACATCTGAAGTAACAGTTAATGATAATCTTACAGTTACAGGAACTTTAACTCTTGGTTCAGGCGCTGAATTAACGGAAGCGGAATTAGAGTTTTTAGATGGAATTACAGCAGGTACAGCGGCAGCAAGCAAAGCGATGGTTGCTGATAGTAACATAGACATTACTGGTGGTAGAAATATTACCATTAGTGGAGAGTTAGACGCTGCAACTTTAGATATATCTGGAAACGCGGATATAGACGGAACAACAAATTTAGATGCAGTGGATATTGATGGTGCAGTTCAATTAGATGCAACATTTACAGTTGGGGCAGATGATCAAGGATATGATGTAAAATTGTTTGGAGATACAGCAAGTGCCTATATGTTATGGGATACATCCGC